CAAGGTTCTGAAATGATTAAAAATGTCGGAGGTGCTGACGCTTTCGGCGGTGAATTAATGGCAAGAATAGGACTTTAGTTAATGCTTGATGATGAACATTTAAAAGAAGCCTTTACTAATGCAATAACCAGTTCTAAATATACTGAAGAACTTTTAATGCACTTGATTGAAAAATCAGGATGTTTCAGGCAAGGGCTTGCAAAAGACGATAGAACAGAAAACTACAACAGGGGCTATGGCGACTTTGGACTTTATATTAGAAGTTTATTTTTGCAATATGCGCCTAAAACATATTTAGAACTTATAGAAAGGACAAACGAGAATGACACAAGAGATTAACGAAACAACAGGACAGCAAGACACACAGCAGCAAGAAAGCAACTTGGGCGGGGATATTTCAAATATTCAGGAAGGACAACAACAGCAACCACCTGAGAACCAACAACAACCCGATCAAAAACAAGACCAAGGACAACAGCAACAAAAACAAGAAGGGCAGCAACAAGAAAATGAACTTTTTGGAAAGCCCGAAACTTATGATTATAAAGATGTAAAATTGCCCGAAAATATGAAACTTGATGAAACTATGGCGGGCCAATTTAACGAATATGCAGCAAAGCTGAACTTATCACAAAAAGGTGCCAATGATCTTATGGCAATGGCGGTTGAACTAACAAAGACTACACAGCAAAAGACTGTCGAATCTCTAGGGAAACTTCAAGATGCAAAGATTCAAAAGTACAAACAAGAGCTAAACTCTGATAGTGAAGTTGGCGGAGCTAATTTAAAAGAATCAATAGCAACGGCTAATCTAGCTTATGATGCTTTTTTTGCAGATCAAGAAATGCGCGATATGATCGCACAAGTGGGATTGAACGTACATCCGAAATTTGTAAAAGCTCTAAAAGCTATTGGTTCACAAATGAAGGAAGATAAAATACATTCTTCAGGTAATCCAGCGGCCGAAAAGAGAAACCGTGAAGATATTTTGTACCCTTCAATGAATGATTAATTATTTTTATAAGGAGAAATGAAAAAATGGCAACATTAGGACAAAGCTATTTAAACTTAGCAGACAGATACAAAAGAGAAGAAAACGGCGAAGCAGCAGCTACCATTATTGAAATGATGAACGAATCAAATACAATAATGCAAGATGCTAACGCTTTAGAATGTAACGACGGAACTAACCATTTAACAACAATTAGAACCGGCTTACCTTCAGCAGAATTTAGAAGACTATATGGCTACGTTGCACCTTCTAAATCAACAACCGCACAAGTAAAAGATCCTACTGGTATGTTAGAAACATATTCAGTAATTGATAAAGATCTTGTTGATAAAGCAGCAAACCCAAAATTATTCAGATTGTCTGAATCACAAGCATTTATTGAAGCTATGAATCAAACAATGCAAAAAACATTCTTCTATGGAAACTCTAAAACAGACTTAGGAGCTTTTGACGGTTTAGCTGTAAGATATGGCAAATTATCTACATCTGATAAAAATATTGGCTATAACATTGTTAATGCCGGTGGTTCAGGATCCGATAATACCTCAATTTGGTTTGTAACTTGGGGTGATCTTCATACCTCTTTAATTTATCCGCAAGGAACTAAAGCCGGTATGCAACATACTGACGACGGCATACAAACTGAAACAAATGCTTCAGGCGGTAAAAGAAAAGTTTACCAAGACCACTATAAATGGGATGTTGGCGTAACTGTAAGAGATTGGCGTTCAACTTGTCGTATTGCAAATATTGACGTATCTGATTTATCAGGCGGCAGCGCTGCTGATTTAATCGAAGCAATGCGCAAAGCATACTACAAGATCAATCGTTTTGTTGGCAACGGTAAAACTGTTATTTACTGCAACACTAATACATTATCTTACTTTGATAAACAAGTTGATGCAAAATCTAATATTCAATTCTCATATCAAGAATACTTAGGCAAGAAAAATCTTACTTATAAAGGTATTCCTATAAGAGAATGTGATCAGATTTTAGACACAGAAGCACAAGTAGTTTAGTAATATGAAAGGATAACAAAATGATTTTAGATAACCAATCTTTATTTTCAGACGCACAAGCTGTTACAGCTTCAGCAGCGTCAACAAACGTAATAAAAGTAAATGGTGATATTGGCAAAGGTGAACCCGTTGAAATCTTGGCGCAAGTTGTAGCGGCTTTTGCTACTTGTACATCCGTTAAAGTTGGTGTACAAACTGATGATGCGGAAAACTTTGGATCTGCCGTAACACTTGTAGAAACTCCGGCTATTGCTGTTGCTTCTTTGGTGAACGGTTACAAATTCCCGCTTAAATTCTTACCTACGGGTATCAAGAAATATTTAAGACTTTATTACACCGTTGCTGGCTCAAATGCTACAACCGGCAAAATTACTGCTGGTATAGTTGACGGAGTAAATGAAGGACATCACGTTTAGCAACTAATAACATTGTAGGGGGCGGAGCAATTCGCCCTCTTTTTGAAAGGTGAAAAATGGAAACAGTAAAAGAAGCAGAAAAACCAAAATTAACGATTGATAGCTGGGAAGTTGACGACGCTTTAAGAACTCTTACAAGAGCAGAAGAAATCAAACAAAATAAAGAGCTTATGGATCTTGTAGCGAAAAAAGCAGCAATTCAAAAGAAGGTTACAGACGAACTCACAAGCAGAGCAGACAAATTATATACAACTATGAAAGGGTAAACAAATGAAAATTAAAGTAATAAGAACAGCTTGGTATGACAATCAATTATTAGATCCTGACAAAGATACAAATATCATCATAGACTATGTAGGCGATAAATGCCCGTCTTGGGGTGAAGCATTAGAACCCGTTATAGAAAAGACCGGCAATGGTGAACAAACAACTAAAATCAAAGTAAAAGATTTACCTGAAGAAGAAAAAGCCGCATTACTTGAAGAAGCTAAAAACGTAGGTATTGAAGGCAATCAAATTTTAAGCTGGAATGTAGAAACTTTAAAAAATAAAATTCAAGAAAAGACCGGCAATGGTGAAGAATAATGGGCTATCAAAAAATAGATATTTATAAACTTACATTAAGAAATTTAGGCACTTCAGACGATATACAAAATATCAACTTGGGATCAAGAAATTGTATGATCCTGAACCAATATTATGAAACTGCAAAAGATAAAGTTTTAATGGATCACGATTGGAACTTTGCAAGTACATATAGGATTTTAAGTATTGCTAGTGAAAATGTAAATCAAAATTTTGCACATCCTAAATTCTTGTATTTGTATGACTATCCGAATGACTGTCTTATGATTAGAGGATTGTATTTATATAATCAGCAAAATACACCGAATAATGACGAGGTTATATCTTTTTATAATATGAGAGATAGTCATAGTGAAGAAGGAATTAACGACTTAGACGAAGACGGACTTAAACGCCAAGAGTTTGAAGTCGTGGCTGATAATTCAGGGCAAAAAAGAATATTTACAAATACCAGCCCCGCAATAATACGATATACGCGTAAATTCACTAATACTGAATTTTGCGGGTTTACTCCTGAATTTGCAATGCTTTTGTCTTGGTATTTAGGCGCGTTATCTGCAACTGCCATAACGGGTGCTAGGGCAAGAATGTCTGATTGTATTCAAATGTATAGACAATTACTTCGTGAAGCTAAAACAGCAGATGCAAACGAAAGCTACATTAAAAACAATTATCAATGTGAATGGATAACGGCAAGAGATGACTAGATTAACTCAAAAAACATTTACAGGCGGTGAATTATCACCCTCACTATATGCAAGAAATGACTTAGCAAAATATTCTAATGGCCTTAAAACTTTGAAAAACGGTTTTGTAAGAGCTGAAGGCTGCGTATCAAATCGCGCCGGTTTAGAACTTGTATGCGAAGTTAAGGACAGCAGTAAAGCAACACGCATAATTCCTTTTTCATTTAATACAGAACAAACTTATATTATTGAGCTTGGCAATCTTTATGCACGCTATATTAAAGACGGCGGGCAAATTGTAAGCGGAAGTACGCCGGTTGAAACAGCAACACCTTATACAAGTTCGGATCTTTTTATGTTGAAGTTTGCGCAAAATGCAGACGTGTTGACAATATGCCATAAAAACTATCCGGCAAAAGAATTGTCAAGATCAAGTCATTATAATTGGACTTTAAGCACAATAAATACAGCGCCTCAAATTTCAGCGCCTACGGGTTTAGCTGCGGTTTGGACAGGAAGTACATCAAGCAAAACAAGAAATTATAGTTATGTTGTAACAGCCGTAGCGCAAGATACTTTTGAAGAAAGCGAAGGATCTGAAGTAGCAACAACAAAAGGACATATTGAATCAGCTTGGACTACTTCTGAATATATGACTTTGACTTGGAATGAAGTTCAAGGGGCAACCGAATATAACGTATATAGAAGTGTAAACGGTATATATGGCTTTATTGGAACAACAACAGACGTGTCAAATGGTACGGTTACTTTTACCGACGATAAGATAGAGCCTGATATGTCCTCAACCGCTCCAATATCAAAAGATCCTTTTGAAAACAATAATTATCCGTCTTGCGTTAATTATTTTCAACAAAGAAAATTGTTCGGGTGTTTAAAAAATGCACCTCAAACGCTTGTAACATCTCAAACAGGAACAGATAATAACTTCAATGTTTCAAGGCCCTTAAATGCTTCTGATAGTATCAATATCAAATTATCAGAAAGAGAAGTAAACGAGATTAGACATATGATAGGTCTTAACGATTTAATTGTTTTGACTTCAGGGGCCGAGTGGAAATTAAACGGATCTGACGGCACGTTCTCTGCTGCTTCACCTCCTTTATGTGTACCGCAAAGCTATTACGGAAGCTCACACGTTCAACCCGTAGTATCAGGCAATATGATTTTGTTTGTACAGTCGGGAGGATCGGTAGTAAGGGATTTAGGATATGAATATGTTTCAGATTCTTATAATGGTGATGAATTAACCATTTTTGCAACCCATTTATTTGAAAATAAACAAGTAGTAGATATGGCTTATTCAAAAGAGCCTTATCGTATTTTATGGTGTGTAATGTCTGACGGAACCGTAAACGCTTTGACTTATAACAAAAAGCAAGAAGTAGCGGGCTGGCATAGACACACGACAGACGGTGAATTTGAAAGCGTTGCAGTAATAAGAGAAGGCTTTGAAGATGTACCGTATTTTGTCGTAAAAAGAACAATTAACGGATCAACAAAAAGATTTATTGAACGTATGCACACGCGTTATTGCAACAATGCAAAAGACGGCTTTTTTGTAGATTGCGGACTTAAAGCAGAATTTCAAACAAATGTACAAATTGTAAGTGGCCTTAGCCATTTAGAAGGTAAAGACGTTGTAATACTTGCAGACGGCGGCGTATATAAAGCTAAAGTAAGCAGCGGTCAAGTTACACTTCCAAGTGGAGCTAAAAAAATTGTCGTTGGTTTACCTTATACGTTTGAACTTGAAACGCTGAATATAGAAGGCGAAAACACTCACGGACTTAGAAAAATAGTGGTTGAAGCGAATGTTAAAGTCGAAAAATCAAGGGAAGATTTTGTTTATATTGGAGTGGATGGATCCGAAGAAGAAACCCTAAGAAGTGTAGATAGTGTGAATGATGCTGGCTATATAGTAACCGGCGATATTCCTATATATCCAAGTGCAAACTATAAAGAAGATGTAAGCATAAAAATAAAACAGCCGAACCCATTACCTTTAACGATTACAAGCATAAGCGCAGTTGTAAATATTCAAGACGAGGCAACGGATGTACAGATCGATTAAAACAAATGATGATGTTGATTTTATATTAGAACATCTTAGAAATGAAGACAAAGAAGAATGTATTGCGTTATTTGGTGATAAATGGAAAGAAGAAACCAAAAACAGAATAATGCAAACAAAGTTTTATGTAATGCTTGGCAAAGGAAAAAGCGACAAGACACCTATTTGTATGGGTGGAATTGAACAAGCTGAACAAGACGCACCGGGTATAGGGTGCGCTTGGTTTTTATGTACGGATGAATTGAAAAATCACGGCATACAAATTCTAAAAGAATTAAAAAAGGAAGTTGAGCAAGCAGACGAAAAGTTTTGGCTTACATACAATATGATATACAAAACTAATCATCTTGCTAAAAAGTGGTTGAAATGGCTTGGCTACAAGTTTGACAATCCGAATCCTAAAGGAATAGAGATACCCGAAGGATTTGAATTTTTTTATAGAGTAAGACCAATAAAAGGATTAGGTGAATAATATGTGCATTTTTACAGCAATAGGAACAGCAATAGCAACAAGCGTAGGTTTATCAGTTGCGGCCGCTGGTGCAAGTGCGGCTGGTGCTGCAACAATTTCAGCAACGACGGCAGCCGTAATAGGTGGTGTTGCAGTTGCGGGTGTTGCCGCTAGTGTTGCCGGTACAGCTTTGGGAGCAGTAAGCAGCTATCAACAAGGACGTGCGCAAGCTGCGGCGGCAAGTTATCAAGCGCAAGTTGCAAGACAAAATCAACGAATAGCTTTAGAAAATGCTGCAATGGAACGACAAGAAGGTTTAGAAGAAGCAAGGAAACAAAGAATTGCAACACTTCAACAAATTGGCAAGCAGCAAACAGAACTTGCAGCTAATGGCGTTGATGTAAACTACGGAACTTCATTAGATATTATAGAAGATACTGCTATGCTTGGCGAATTAGACGCGCTTACTATTGAATACAATTCAGAAAAAAGAGCAAGAAATTATGATATGCAAGCCTATAATTATGCAAATGAATCCAATTTGGCAATGTACGAAGCAAGAAACGCAAGGACAGCCGGAAACATAGGACTTATTTCAGGAGGCTTAAAAACAGTTGGCACTATCGGATCTTCTTTATATTCTTTAGGTGGTGGTATGGGTTCATTGGGAAGTACAGCGTCTTCAGGTATAAAAGTTAGCGGCGGCATTGCTGGTGATAACATAACATTCGCATAGTTTGTAAGGAGCAAAAATGAAAATATCTGAATATCAAAGCAAAGTTGGATATAGCCACGAACAATCAGGATATTTAAGAGCTAATGCTAATCCTGATGCTTTCGGTGCAAGCGTAGCAAGAGCGACAGAAAAGCTGGGCGAAACTTCAGCTTGGTTTACTCAAACTATGCTCGGCATATATAAAGACATACAAGAAATGCAAGGCAGAGAGCTAGCAAATTATATTGATAGCTTGGAAAGAACAGACTTACAAGATCCTGAAAATGGATATTATTCTAAACTTGGTAAAGACGCAATGACAAACCCTGATGATCCGAATAGCGGCACAAACGGGGTTATGAACTCTTTAACAGAAAAGATAAACCAAAAACAAAAAGAGCTTGGCTTGACTTGGGGGCAAGGGCAAAGAATTGCTGAATCGGTTAAGGCAAGTAAATTAAATATGCTTTATAAAGGCATAGCAGCACACGAATTAAAACAAACTCAATCGTGGGCGTTATCAACACTTCAAGAATCACAAAATGATGCAATAAATAAAGGTATAACACATAGAGATAATGACGACGATATGACGTTGGCAATGGGTAACGGTATATCAAGCATTCTAAGTCAAGCAAGGGTATTACATTGGGATAGCGATACAACAAGAATACAAATTGCAAAATTCAAATCTGATTTTCATTCAGGAGTTTTAAACGCATATTTACAAGACGGAAGCCTAAAAGCTACACAATATTATGAAGCGCATAAGAGCGAATTAATGCCGGATGCACAAAACAGATATTTAGGAGCTGTAAAAAATAATGAATTGAGTTATACAGCAAGAAGCGTGTCGGAAAGATTATACAGTTTATATGCTGACAATCCGGCTGGGGCTTATGCTGAAATTGATAAAATACAAAACGAAAAAGAACGTAACGCTATTGAATCAAGAATGGATGCGTTATTTAGCCATAAAGAAAGAATTGAAAGACAGCAACAAGACGCCCTTATGGATGATATGTGGAATAAAGTTGCTGACAAATTAAAAAACGGGCAAGTGCCTTCTGAAGATGATATACCGATAGGACTTGACGGTAAAAATTGGTATAACGCAAAAAGAGCAATCGAACAATTATCAACAAAGGGCGACATTGATACAAACAATGAAGCATACACGGAACTTTACGAAATGAGCATTAATGATGCTCAAAAATTTGCAAATATAAATTTAACACAATATAGAGCTGAATTATCAAACGCTGATTATAAAGCGTTTCAAAAAAGACAAATTGATATTAAAAGTATGACACCTACACAATTAGCAGATGAAGACACCGTAATTAAAAACGGTTTAAAATCTCTTGGTTATTCTTACACCAAAAAAGGCGAACTTGAAACAGCACTAATGGGCGATCATACAGAAAAGAAATCAAAAGCATTTATAAATTCTGCCAATGCTTATATAAGAGAATTAGAACTTAAAAAAGGTAAGAATTTAACTGCTGGCGAAATGAAAGACGCTATGCAAGAATTTTCGCATAGTTACGCTTATAAAGATAAAAAAGGCAAGGCTTCAGACCTTTATATTGAAGGTATGAATAAGCAAGTTGGCTTTATGAGAAATCTTTTAAACGATTTTCAAACAGCAGCAAAAATAAAAGGAAGTGCTTTAACTGACGAAGAAAAATATAAGATTGTGGCTGAAAGAGTATCTAAAACAGCACAAGAAGATAATAAAGAACTAAGCCAAAACATATCACCAAGACAAGTGCAAAAAGGTGATGTTTGGCACGGACATACAATAAATAGCCTATACGGTAAAAGAAAACACCCCATAACAGGTGAAATTAAAGATCATACAGGGGTTGATTTATCTTATAAAAATAATGAACCTATCGAAGCCTTTGTTAGTGGAACTGTTATAAAAAAAGCCTTTGATAAAAACGGGTATGGTAATTACGTTGATATTAAAGACGCAAACGGAACTATACACAGATACGCACACGCTAATAGTATTTCAGTAGAAAAAGGACAAAAGATAGAAGCAGGGCAAAGAATAGGCAGAGCTGGAGCAACAGGGGGAGCAACAGGCCCGCATTTGCATTATGAAACAATTACAAACGGCGTAAGTGTAAATCCTATAAAAAGTAAGAATGATAATAGGATAGCAAACAACGGTAAAGGGTGGGCTTTTTAATGATTACTGTAAACGAAGAAGATAAAAAACTATTTGAGCAAAACGGTTTTACCTATGAAGATGTAGGGAATACTATAAACCATTACAGACAAGAAGGTTTAAGTGATGATGATATTCAATTAAAAATAAATAACAGAATATCTCAATTTAAAGCTAATAATATAAAAGATTATGGCCGTTTCGGATATACTGAAATATCTGCATATAAAAAACCTACGGTAGCAGAAAATTTAAAAAACGCGTGGGATTTTGTAACACAAGTGCCGGTTGCTGCTTTTATGGAACAAAAGCAAGAAAACGAAGCGGCTGAATTAAGAACAAAAGGAATGTTGCAACGTACCGTAGGCCAAGATCTAACAGATGAAGAAAAAGCACGTTTGCAAGAATTAGATAATCCTTATAATGTCGGCAAGTTTAATCAAGCTAACAATTATGGGATCTATTCAAAATTTTTAAAAACAAGTGATGATAAATATTTTAATCAAGGCGGCGCAGATGTTATAGGCGAAAGATTTGTAAACGGCGTAAAACAACTTTATGCAGATGTTATGAAACAAACCGCCATAATGTATAGCATTGGTAAAGAAGCCGGTATATTAGGAAGTATCGGCGGCGTTGGCGGTTTTGTTGTTGGTGGTGTTGGAGGCGCAGTAACAACAAAAACACCACAAGGGGCAGTAACAGGAGCAACGCAAGGAGCTAAGACAGGGGCCAGCTTATTTGCAAGAACAGCAGTAGCAAAGAAAAGTTTTGAGCTTGAAGCTGGTTTTATGCGTCAAGAATTAGAACAGCTTAATAATGATTTTGCAACCGACGGCGTAAACCCTTTGACAGATAGAGAAATTGACAATCTTTCTATGGCAGTAGGTTTAATAAATGCCGGATTAGAATATTTTGGTTTTAGCCAAGTTGTGAAAGTATTACCAAACGGACAAAAGATTTTAGATAAGTTTGGTAAAGAAGGCATAAAAGAATTAGCAAAAGATCAAACCTTCAGAAGTCAATTTGCTGCTTTATCTATGGAGCTTGCCAAGGCTGGTATATCTGAAGGTTCAACAGAAATGATGCAAGAATATACAAATTTTGTTTTTGGTAATCTTGCAAGAAAAATGAGAGATGTTGCACCAAGACCATTAGCGGACAAAATGTATGAAATAATGAACGCCGGATTAGTCGGAGCAGTTTCGGCTATTCTTATGGGCGGTGTTGGCACAACGGCACAAGTGGCAGCGGTAAAAAGTAAACAAGGAATTGACAAATTAACAGCAAAAAAAGAAGCTGAAGAAATGACAATAGATGAGCGTAACGATTTTCTAAATGAAAATATGAATACGCTTGCTGATACTGCAATAGAACAAAGTAACGAAAAAATAAATCAACTCCGTGCCGGAATATCATACACAAGAATAAAAGACGAAATGGAACGTCAAGGCGCTAATTCAGAAGTAGCAGACACTTCAGCTCAATTAGTACAAAAACTTGATAATGTAATATCTGATAAGTTCGGAGAAGAAGGCAAGGAGCTTTTAAGAAAAACAAACCTTCAAATCCTTATAAATCAGAATAATCAAACACAAGTAAATGATGAAGATAAATTTATAGATAGCACTTTAAAAGAAAGACAAGAACAGAGTTTTAAACCGAGTGAATTATTAACGGATGCTAAAACTTTTCAATATAAAGACAATGCAGATGAAAACGGCGTAACAGATAGAATGAACGGCGTTGAGGAATTTGATCCGTTATATGCCGGTGATATTATCGTATATCAGACAAAAGACGGCAAAAAATATGTTGTTGACGGACACCAGCGATTAGGCCTTGCAAAAAGATTAGGCGGGGATAATATAACTCTTAAAGGTTATTTATTCAAAGAAGAAGACGGCTACACACCTGAACAAATGAGAGTGTTAGCAGCTCAAAAAAATATCGCTGAAAACTCCGGCACGGCATTAGATACAGCAAAAATTATAAAAGAAGTAGGGCTTGATAATTTGCCAAAAACAATCCCTACAAATTCAGCTATGGTAAAAGACGGCATAGCACTTTCAAGACTTGGCGATACAGCTTTTCAAAAAGTTGTTAATGGTGAAGTTACAACGGCGCAAGGTGCTAGAATTGCCGACATTATAAGAAATGACGAAGCAAAACAAATTACAGCTATTGACGGCGTAAGAATTGCTAAATTTGCAAACTTAGATCAAGTTTCAATGTTTGCCCGTGAAGTTTTAGCGGCTGAAACAGTTAAAACAGAACAAACAAATTTATTCGGAACACAAGAACTTTTTGAAACGACAGCTATTGAAAAAATACAGATAGTCGATAAAGCCGTAAAATCTTTAAAGAATGATAAAAAGATCTTTAGCGGATTGTTACGCAATAATAGCAAGATAACCGGCAGAGGCAAAAACAAACTTGATAGAGTAACAAACGAAAAAATTAAACAAGCTGCGGATGTTGCGCTAGAACTTATAGAACACCTTGCTTCTAAAAAAGGTATTATTTCAGATAAAGCCTTGCAGTTAGCGTCTATGGTTAAAAAAGAAGAATTAACACTAGACGAAGCTGCAAAAGAATTTAAGGCTTATATGCTCACACCTGAAGTAATAAAAGAACTTTTTGGAAAAGTACAAAAAGAAATATCTTATAATCAGGCTGCAATAAGCAGATATGTAAACAAAGAAGAAAACCCCTATAAATCTTTGAATGAATTAGCGGATAATGAGCAAATAGAAATCAGGCCCGACGAATTTTATTCTAAAGGTTTATATCAAGGCCCGCGTGCTGAAGATATAAAAAATTGGCGTTCGCTATACTCTACTATGGCAGCAGATTTAGACGAACAAGACAGATTAAAAGCAGAAGGAAAATTGCCTCCTACAATAGAAATTAACACACCTGAAAGAATAAAATTAAGAGAAGACATTGCAAATACGCTTTATGGCAAAGGTGCTAAAAAGAAAAACAAACAAGCATATTTAGTTATCGGCGCTCCGGCAAGCGGTAAATCTACATTGGTTAATCCTCTTGCGAAGAAAACAGGAAGCCTCATAATTGATTCTGATTTTGCAAAAGAATTATTGCCGGAGTTTGCAGAAAGCAACGGTAAAAGAGCAGATCAAGTCCACGAAGAAAGTTCAGATATTGCAAACGAAATTTTAAAAGTTGCAATAGAACAGGGCGACAATGTTGTTTTACCTATTGTTGGTAAAAGCGAAAAATCAATAATGAGAAAATATGACGCTCTT